GAACGACAAAGTGCTGCGTAAATGGTACGCGGCGATTGGAACGTGCGGTGATCGTCTCACACGTGGAGTGCCCGTTCTGAACGAGTTCTACCAGTTGTTTTTGCGCGAAGGAACCAGCTGTTCAGACGGCATGTTACAAGAGGTCTTCCGCAATAGGTCCCAACTCATCTTGGGTTTAGGTTTAGCCAGCGGAGTCGTGGACGCACAATCCCGTGTGTCCTTCTACTACGCGTTCGGTGTTACCCCGGATGAACAGGTACGCATTGAGCAATACTTCAAAACTGCTAGCATTGAGAATCTGGTTAACAACGTGATTGATAGAGGTCATCTTGAAATCAATCCCGGGTTTAATGTTGTTACAGAGTCCAATTAAGCAGCAGAATGAAGAACCAACGAATCACGAAGAAGAAGAAGACTGCACCCAAGGTGAGAGTGCAGACAAAGCAAGCCGAAGTGTCGGCAGTAGGGAAGTTGTTGAGGCAGATCGGGGGGCTGGGGGGTGGCGCTATGGGCGCCTACCTAGGCCAACCGGTCGCCGGCTCAGCCGCCGGGAACTCGCTAGGCGCAGCCATATCTAAGTGGTTGGGTTTTGGCGATTACACCGTCGGCACAAACTCCATAGTACAGAAGGCGAGTACGGGTATTCCAATGATGCATAAGGAAGGCCAATCAGTCACCATCAGGCATCGCGAGTTCATCGCAACGGTTGAAAGCTCCATTGGATTCGCAGTCCAGAGGAGTTTCAGGCTGAACCCCGGTGACCGCGATACTTTCCCCTGGTTAGCGACGATTGCAAATTCCTTTCAGGAGTATAAGTTCAAAGGTATCGTCTTCCATTACATCCCCACAAGTGGCAATGCCATTTCTGGTACCAGCCCAAGTCTGGGTGCGGTCATGATGCAAACCTCTTACCGGGCCAATGATACACCACCAATTAACAAGAGTGAGTTGTTGAACGAGTATTGGTCAGGTGAGGTTGTACCGAGCGAGACTCTAGCCCACCCAATTGAGTGCAACCCAGCTGAAAACCCCTTCAACGTCCAGTATGTGCGTAGGGGGGAGTTACCATCTGGGGACAACCAATTGTTCTATGACTTGGGAGTCACCCATTTGTGCACGCAAGGCCAATTGGCTGCCGGCAATGCACTTGGCGACATCTGGGTCACTTACGAGGTGGAGTTGAAGAAACCGATTGTGGCGAGCAATGTGACTTCCAACGCGAGTGATTACGTTGGGTTTGCCACACTGCCCACAATTGCCACGCCATTTGGTGGGCTGTTGAAGCAGTCTGGATCGTTGCTGGTCCAGACTACTCTAACTGGTTTCCGCGTCACTGGTGCAGGTTATACCACCCATTTGATCACGATCACATTGAGTGGCACCAGCATTGGTGGCGCCTGGGGCACGGCTGCACTCACGAACTGTGTGCAGACCGATTTCAACACTTCGCGCAGCGTGTGGCAGATCTCAACAGCCTCACAAGCCATCAATATCTTCGCCGTCACACCAGTCGACGCCACAAAACCATTTTCGGTTTCGTGGCCAGGGCTAGCATTGACTGGCGCGCTTGCTAACTCAGCAATTAACATCACGGAGTTGTAGTCGTGAGTGCCACCAAGCACGTAGAGTGTCATGCTCAAGTAGAGAAATATTCCAGCTATTGGGTTCCTGAAGTAAGCGTTGAACTTCAGGTCGGACAACCCATGTGAATGGCCCAACGATTTGGCTACCGAACCATGAACTCAGCGTGGCTCACTACGCTTCGCCGAAAGTCCTTTTATTAGATCTGGCGGTCCAGCGCTACACAGTCAGCGAAAGCATTTAGAATCTGGACGAATCCACAAAATCCTTAGGGTGGG